GATTCCAGTCCATCCGGACCGCGTACAAATCAAGGTTGTTGATGGGGAGAAATTCTACCACGTCGACCAAAAAATCGTGTACACGGATTTCGAAATGATTCACGTTTGCGGATTGTCGTTTGACGGCATCCGTGGCAAATCACCATTGGCGGCGGCGAAGGAAACGTTTGGCATCGGATTGGCCGCAAATCAATTTGGTGCGGAATTCTTCGGTAACGGCGCGAACGTCGGGGGAATGTTAGTACACCCCGGACGTTTGACGGACGACGCATACAAGCGTTTGAAACACTCATGGCAAACGGCCAACGCCGGTTTGGGTAATGCACACAAAACCGCTATTTTGGAGGAGGGGATGAAATTTGAAAAAATGACCATCCCGCCCGATCAAGCGCAATTCCTACAAACGCGCAAATTCCAAACGGAGGAGGTCGCGCGGTTTTTCCTAATCCCGCCCCACATGTTGGGCGATTTGTCCGCGTCATCAACGCGCGCAAATATCGAGGAGCAGGGAATTCAGTTTGTCCGCAACACGATTCGTCCATGGGCGGTTCGGATTGAGGAGGAATTCAACAACAAATTGTTCCGGATGGACGAGCAGGATTCGTATTTCATCCAGTTCAATTTGGAGGGTTTGTTACGCGGTGACATCAAATCACGTTACGACGCGTATTCAATCGGCCGTCAATGGGGTTGGTTGTCCGTGAACGACATTCGCAAATCCGAAAACCTCAATGACATCGAGGGCGGCGATGTGTATTTGCAACCGCTGAACATGGCGAATGCGTCAATCGATAATCCCGACGAAAATGGCGTGGACTGATTACCCGGAGGCGGCGTCGGAAAACGCACAACGCGCGTTGGATTTCAAGGAATCCAATGGTTCGGACTGCGGTACCGCCGTCGGTTGGTTCCGCGCACGTCAATTGACCGAACGCGCCGAAATATCCGATGACATTGTGAAACGCACGTTTTCATTTTTGTCACGGGCGAAAGTATATGACCAAGGGGATTTCGTCGATAGTGACGGAAACCAAATTTGCGGTTCCATCATGTACGCCGCGTGGGGTGGCGACGAAATGCGTGAATGGGCCGAACAAACAATTGAAAAGATGAACGACACGGAGGAACGCCCATATCCGGGCGAACACGCCGCACGTTTGATTGACCCGGAAATGTTTGACGAATTCCGTCGTGAAAACGACGCATTCGGCGAGGGCATCCATGCCATTTACGGAATCAAGGACGGCGTTTCGGAATTGCAGGCAATCCGATTCGATGCGGAAAAATATTCGGTCGAGGATGCGCAAATGTGGTTGGATGAAAACGACCACGATCCGATTTTATTTGAACCGGCATTGGAGGAATCCGCCGCACCAATGGTTGAGGAAAAGGCCGCACCGGACGAACTGGAAATTGGCGATTTCGTACGTTGGAAATCCGGCAACGGGTATGCATACGGACGCATCATTGAAATAAACGCGGACGGCGAATTGTCATCCGATTCGGGATTTGTTGTCACCGGTACGGCGGACAACCCCGCGGCATTGATTCGCATTTATGAATTCAACGCCGACGAGGGCGCGTATATGGAACGCACCCCCGTTTTGAATGTTGTTCATTTGTTCGCAACATTGGAAAAGTTTGACGCCGAGGTCCGCAACAATGTTCCCGTGATGGAACGTCGTTCGACGGAATTTCGCGCGGAATTGGATGGCGAAATCGTCCGCGGGTATGCGGCCGTTTTTGATTCACCATCCGAGGATTTGGGCGGGTTCATTGAATACATCATGCCGGGCGCATTTGATGATGTGTTGAATGATGACGTCCGCGCATTTTACAATCATTCCGATTCATTTTTGTTGGGCCGCGTGTCGTCGGGTACGTTGCGCGTATGGCAAGACGAAAATGGTTTGGGTTATGAGGTGAAAATGCCAAATACGACTTACGCAAACGATTTGATTGAATTGATGCGCCGCGGCGATGTCAATCAATCGTCATTCGCATTTTTGGTCGGACGTGATCGTTGGGAAAAACGCAACGGGAAAAACGTCCGTATCATTGAAAAGGTTTCACGATTGATTGATGTGTCGCCGGTAGTCCTGCCCGCCTACCCCGCCGCAACGTCCGGGCTTGCCCAACGTGAACACCACGATGGTGAGGTTGAACGGCCAAACCTTCGTGATTTTATTTTAAGAATAACTAAACTTGAAAACTGAATCATGAATTCAATCCAATTGCGCGAAAAACGCGCCGCCTTGGTTAACGAATTGAATACAATCGTTGCCAGCGCACAAGCCGAAGGCCGTTCAATGAACGCCGAGGAGAACCAAAAGTTCGACAACATCGAAACCGATGTTCGTGGTATCAAATCCGAAATCGAGCGCATTGAGCGCGCCGAGGAATTGAAGCGCGAATTTGCCGCCAAAAAAGAGGAGCGCGCAGAGGTTGCAGAGCGTCAAGCCGTTACCAAGGGCGAGGCATTCAGCAAGTACCTTCGCCGTGGTATGGGTGGTTTGAACGCCGAGGAGCGTCAAGCGATGATGGAGGTTCGCGGAACCGACCCCCAATTGACTACCCCCGACGCCGATGGCGGTTTCTTGATCCCCGAGGATTTCAGCAACGCCCTTGCGGTTGCCACGAAATTCACCGGTGAGATTGAGCGTATTGCACAAGTGTTGAACACCAATAGCGGTGCAACGTTGCCTTACCCCAAGGTCAATGACACATCAGTCGTTGCGGCTATCCTTTCCGAAGGTTCCGCTGAAACTGTTTCCGACATGACCTTCGCCGCCTTGAACTTGGGTGCATACACCTATTCTTCAAAGGTTGTTAAGGTTTCTTACCAATTGATGCAGGATAGCGCATTCAACCTCGATTCATTCTTGGTTGACACGTTGGGTCAACGTATCGCACGCGGAACCAACGCACACTTCACCACCGGTACCGGTTCTTCACAACCTACGGGTGTAATCACCGCGGCATCTTCCGCCCTTACCGCGGCATCCGCCACGGCTATCACGGCGCAGGAGATTCTTGAATTGATCCATAGCGTGGATAAGTCATACCGCAATAGCCCCAAATTCGCTTTGATGGCTAACGACAACACGATGGCCGCCATCCGCAAACTGGGTGTTGGTTCATCTAACGACTTCCCCGTATTCATCCCGTCAATGGCCGCCGGCGAACCCGATCGTATCTTCGGTGTTCCCGCCTATGTGAACAATGACGTGGCCGACATCGCAACCGCGGCGAAGCCGATTGTTGTTGGTGACTTCGACAAGTACGTCGTTCGCAATGCCGGAGGTGTTCAAATGTTGCGTTTGAATGAGCGCTACGCTGATTCATTGTTGGTCGGATTCATCGCTTACTCTCGTAAGGATGCCGGTTCAATCGATGACGCCGCATTCCGTTACATCACGATGGCCTAATCGATGATGGAGGTTGAATTCATTCAACACGTTGTTGGTAAAGGGTTCGCGTTCCCCGTTGGGGAGCGCGTAACCCTCCCCAACGATGTTGCGGAACAACACATCGCCGCGGGACACGCAATCCCCGTGGCTAAACCTGCGGCGCAACGCGCCGAACGTGCCATCAAAAAGAAAGGCGAAAAGCGATGAGCATTTCAATCATCACCCCCGCGGTTTCGGAACCATTGTCATTGACCGACGTGAAGGAATTCCTTCGTGTCGATCATTCCGATGACGATACAACGTTGGCCATCATGATTTCCGCGGCCCGTGAATTGTGCGAACAATACACGCGCCAAATTTTGATGACGACGACAATCGAGGAATTCTATGATATGTTTCCGGATTACACGCCGGCCGATAAGGACATCATCTATTTGTCCCGCGGTCCCGTGCAATCGGTTTCGTCGGTCAAATACATCGACGATGCGGGTGATGAAAAAACGATTGCCACCAATAAATATCGGACAGATTTGATTTCGCAACCATCGCGAATCATTTCCGAGGATGGGTGGTTTAGCACGAAAGACACGACCAACGCCGTGATTGTTGAATATGTCGTTGGCTATTCGTCCGCATCCGATGTCCCCGCACCATTGCGGCAGGGGATGTTGTTGGTCATTGCGGACATGTACGAAAATCGGATTGATTCGGTCAAGCGTTTGCCGACCGCATCCGAATATTTGTGGAACCCGTTTCGCGTGTTTACGTTCTAATGAATCCGGGGGACCTTGATCAGCGCATCACGATTCAAACATTTTCGGCGGCGGAAATAAACGCGACCGAATTTGTTGACGAATACACAACGCGCGTCACAAACGATTTCGGCGAAACGGAAACAACAACGTGCGTCGTGACCGACATCCAAAACATTGGTGGCGTGTCCGATGATTTTTTTGGGCAAAACAACGTTGATTTTTCCACCCTTGCGAATGTTTGGGCGAAGGTTGAGGAACGAAGCGGAAACGAGGCGGAAAAGGGCAATCAGATTGTCGCCACAAAAAAGGTGGATTTCATTGTTCGTTACAAATCCAATTTGAACGAACAAATGCGGATTGTGTATCGTGGCAACACCTACAAAATCCAAAGCATCATCAATGAGGACGCACGAAAGGCGTTCATGCGTATAACCACGGAAATTACTGATTGATGGCACGGAATTACACGGCAAAGGGTGGCGATGCGTCCGGAATCGGAATCGATTCAAAGGAATTGCAACGCGAATTCCAAAACGTTATTGCGGAACTGGAAAAGTTCGGAAACAAATTGGATGCAAAACAATTGGGCGACATTCAACGTCGTTCGTTGTTCATCACACGCGACGCGATGAAATCGAACATCACCGATTTCAAGGATGGCGAATTCAAGGTATATCGCAATGGCGGTTTGTATGCCGAAATCACGGCGGGTCAATTGCAAAATTCAATCGGCATTCGTAAATCAAAAACACGCAATTCACGATTGACGACCGGATATTGGGTTGGGCCAATCGTGAAGGGCGCATTCAAGGATCCCGAAAAGGGCGGTTGGTTTGCGCATTTCCTAAACTATGGCGGCCTCATTGGCGGAAACAAACGCGATGGTGGCGGTTCACAATATAAGGGCGCAAACAAGGGATTTGCGGACCGCGCAAAGGCGCAAACAATTTCGCAGGTCGTGGCCTATTTCACGCACAATGCGAAATTGTACATTGAAAAAACATTCAATCGTGTGTTGTCATGATTGGTAAGGTCATCAAATATAAGTTCGACACGGACACGAATTTGAATTCGTTGTTTGATGGTCGTGTGTTCCCGGTGATTGGGGCGCAACGGCAAACGTCCCCGTTTGCCATTTATGAGGTTGTGAACGTCACAACATCAATGTCAAAGGATAGCGATTCACACGTCGACGACGTATTGGTACGAATCACGATTGTTTCGTCCAAATATGCCGATGTTCAAAACGGAATTGAATACATCCGAACCGCGTTCGTCCGCATGAATGAAACCATCCGCGGGGTGGTTGTTCAATCGTGCAAATATGACGGCGAACGCGATT